ACAAAATGACCAAGTATACGAAGTTCGAGGCAATCTTCAGAAACGAGACGCTGGTTTTCACCGACAGAGATCCGAAGTTCAGAAACCGGCTGGATGTGTACAATTACATCTGCGCAGAGCGGCTCGGCAAGAAGTACGGGAAGCTCATCCGCATCAATGAATCTACGATTTGCTACTAAGAAGGAGGGCTGAATCATGGAAATCAAAAACGTGCACTGCGAGAAGCAAGCGCTGGAACTCTTCAAGATAATGCCGGACAACAAGAAGTCGTCTCTCCACAATGCGTTGAGCAGAAACCTTGAGTTTACCACTTCTTGGGGACTGGAACTTGGCGAACTCCGTGCTTATGAGAACGGCGTTTACATCACTCTCCAAGGTACCCGCTGCAGCTTTTCCGTGTATGCAGAGTTGGTGAACGGAAAGCCTGTTTTCAAGCGCAAGCCCCCTGAAAGCAAGCTCAGCCTGAAATTCAGAAGCGGCCTGCTGTTCGATGCTGGAGACTTCAACGAATTCTAAACAATATTGGAGGACTAAACCATGTTTGAGATCACCGACGCCGAGAAGCTGAGAGACGCTTACACCCTGCTGGCATTCATCCGGGACGACGTTCCCGCAACCACAGCCGAACAGAAGTCCGGCATGGCCGCCTTTATGGTCAGCATCAAGAAGGAGATCCGGGCCTACAACAACCGCCCGGCACCTGACAGCCGCATTGTCGAGGAGCGCGGCATTGATGGCTACATTGAACTGGTGCAGCTCCCGGACGAGCTGGACAAGGTCAACGAGGACGATGCCGCCGAGTGGTTCCGGGCAAATCGCTACTATGAGTTTTACCCGACGGCCTATGACTGCTCTGGGCAGCGCTTCACAAACTGGTACAAGCTGCACCGCCGCTGCGGGCACTGGTTCGCATATCATTCGGTCAGCTTTGACGTTTAATCAAAAAGGAGATCTGAAGAATGGAGTGGCGTATCCGGGAAAGCTCCCACGGCGGGTTCGTGGCTGAGCGCGGTATGAAGCATGAGGGTGGCGTTCTTGCCCCCTCCGGCATCGGCTACACGATGCCAGTGTTCATTGTGTATGAAAGCTCCCATTTCGATACCCGCCGTCAGGCGGAGGCGTATATCAGAAGGAGGACGAAATCATGAAAATGGTAAACGCAAAGGGCGAGGCCGTCTATTTCAATCGGGCATGGAAGCACGGGAAGGAGACGTGGGTGGTTCAGGGCATCGGCGAAACGCTTGTGATCGGGCGTGACCGCCAGAAGCGCAGGAGCCGCACATTCACCCAGCTGCCGCAGGCTGAGAAGTACCTCGCTCGCATGGGGTTCAAAGCCGCCCCTTGAGCCTTGATTTTTCCAACGGAAAAAACACCCCCGGAGAAGCGTGTAAACTCTCCGGGGGTGTAACTTTATTCTGAATATGCAAAACGCCACACAGGGGCTTTCTGTGAGGGCACAGAAAAGGGCAGGTGCTATTGTGCATCTGCCCTTTGTTTTGTGTGTGGTTTTACTCGCTACAGAGCCACTCTGCGTAGTGGAGGTTGAGCCACCCGGCTCCGCTCTTGAGTCTGCCGTAGCTGCCCTGCACCTCGGTGATGGTGAAGATGTTCGGGCCACGGACGACCACGGTGGCGGGATACTCACTGCCGGGGCCTTTCCGGGCGGCGACCATCGGGACGGTCACCCGGACCAGAAATGGCGGCTGCGCCACGTTGTACTGGGTCAGGTTGTACCGCTCGATCATGGCACAGAGAACCTCGACGTAGTCCGGGGAGGTGGCATACCCGCCGTCCTTGATGATCTGGGCAGCGGTGCGGTAGTCCAGCTGCCAGCGCAGTCCCTTGTACCGCAGGTCGGTGCCGTTCATCGCCCCGGCGAGGTATGCGCTGTGGTCGGCGATGGAATCCTCAATGCTGGCATACACCCGGAACTCGGAGGGCTGCCGGACGGTTTCTCCGCTGCTGGCCTCCGAAGATACCCACGTCATGCTTTTCCCGGTCCATGTGGAGCCGGGCCAGTCGTTGCCGGAGAGGTTCTTCTTCATCCCGAAGCAGTTGTTGGAAGCCGAGGCCAGCGGAGACCGGCCCCAGAAGCTTTCGATGATGAACTGGGCGAGGGTGATTGCTGCCGGGATGCCGGACACGACGTTGTCCAAGGTGGCCAGCGGTGCAACCTTCTTGATGACCGCTTCGTGGGACAAATACTTCAGTTCTTCTGCTTGCATGGTGCCCTCACTTTCTGGCGGTGTACTTCAGGCTGATCCATCCGGCTCCGCTCTTCAGCTTGCCCCAGCCGCCCTGCTGCTGCACGATGGTGAAAGCCTGCCCCTTGCTCACGGTCTGGGCGACGGCGTAGCTCGTGCCCGGCCCTTTGCGGACGTTCAGGCTGCTGGCCGTGATCTGAACGATGAACGGCTCCGGGGCAGCCTCTGCGCCCAGCCGCTTGTTGACCTCGCTGGCGATGTACGGGAACTTGCTTTTGAGGTAGGGGCCGGGGCAGAGCGTGGACTTGAAGTAGCAGTGCATCGTGAGGTTCCCGGTCTTGTCGCCGGTGAAGTTGAGCCGCTGGATGCCGTTGCGCTTGCAGATGTCCACGCACAGATCGATGAGCGAGGCCATCGCCTTGTCGCTCACAGTCCAGTTCGGGCCGAGGGCGTTGTTCGCCACCTCGATGGTGACGGCCTGATTATCATTGTCCGGGCTGCTGGAGGTCCATGCCCGGTCCTTTTCCTCGACGTACATCCCGATGCGGCCATCGGTGCCGATGCCGTAGTTGGAACTCGCCCTGCGGCTGGTCGGGGCGAAAACTGCGCCGCACTGCTCCACGGTCAGATTGCCAGCCATGTGGTGGATGGTGATCTTGCGGATGGGCTTCTTGCGAGGGCTTGTCCTGTTCGGGCTGATCTTGGTGTAGGAGATCAGAGAACTCCGTCACAAGGTCGGAGCAGGTAGCGAGGTCCATCTGTGTGGCCTCCGAAAGCCGGAGGATGGGTTCCAGTCCTGCGATGGACTCGTTCACATCCCACCCGGCGAGGCTCATGTAACCGAGGGCCTCGGCACTCTCTGTGGCAGTTTTCGTGGTGGCCTTGCCCATATCCAGTGCCGCTTGCTGGAGGCGGGCGTAATCGTCAGCGGTTGCACCGCAGATGGCTGCGGTGTTCGCCATTGCCTGATCAAAGTCGGCGTATGTACTGACGGCATCGCCAACAAACTGGCCGATCTTGAGGGCACCCCATGCGGCGGCTGCTACGGCGGCGGCTTTTGCGGCGATGGAACCAAGGGACTGCATTTTTGTTTCGGCGGTCCCCATTGCGTTGTTAATGTACTCTGCGGGTACGAACGGGGCCAGTTTCTGATGGAACGTCACCTTGCCGCTGATGATGTCGGTGGCGGTGTTTTCCTCTGCCCGGAACTCGATGTGTGCCCCAGCGCACTTGTTCTGTGCGACATAGGAGTTGCCACGGATGTTCTCGCTGTCCACGATGTTCTCCACCAGCTGGACGCTGATGGGGCCGTCGACGTGCTGGTTGTAGGTCAGGATGAAGCTGTTGCCCCACCAACTAAAGAAGCGGCGGCAGCAGAACCATCTGTCTTTGGGGTCTGTGCTGCCCGGATAGGCTGCCGTGTTGTTGCCCCACAGCCGCCAGCCGTTCTGGTTGATGGCGGTGGTCACGCCTACGCCGTTCAGGGCGTTGGCCTGTACCTGATCCAGAACGACCTCGGTTCCGTCTGCCAGACAGGTGCCGGTGATGCTGATCGTCTTGTTGGAGGTGGACAGGTAGGGAACATTGTCGTTGGCTGCATCCAGATATGCGGTGCGGGCTGCAGCAACTGCGCTGGCCCACAGAATGTAGCTACCAACTCGGAAGCAGGGCCAGAGCGGATATGCGTGTTCGCTGCTGACACCCGCGCCCTCTTTCTTGGCCTTGACCTCGGTGTAGACCTTTGCGCCTTTCTCTGTGGTGCTGTCGATGTCGACGATGCATTCACACTTGAACACGCCATTGATCTCGACGCACTTGGCAGCGAGAACCAGACCGACGTCCGGGTCATGCGACCAGCCGGGGGCCAGCAGCAGACCGGGGGTCACGCCGAACTTGGGATAGATCTGGCGGACCAGCTCCATGCCGGTCTCTGCGCCGGTGCTGGCGTTGTAGCCGCCGACCACATCTGCCGCAGTGACCGCAGTCGGGTCGATGCTGGTAGAAGTGACGCTCAGAGACTTGGCATCCTTACCTGCGCCGGTTGCGGTCAGGGTGATGACCAGATAGCCGTTGCTGTCAAACTCGGTGACGTAGTCGGTGTTCACTTTCAGGGCGGTGCCGCTCTCGGTGTCCTTTTTCACACTGACCGTGTCGGCGAGGATTCCGTCAACCTGAACGGTTGCCTGCATATTTTCCACCGGGACAGTCGATGCAGCGTTCTGCTTCTTGTGCTTCTTGGGGTCCAGAACGTTCACGAAGATCACCGGGGCGACTGCGTACAGCTGGAAGCTGGCATAAATACTCTGACACAGGGTGTACTTCTTAAAATCGTAGCTGAAGCCCAGCTGCTTTACCGCCTCTGCATAGCTGTATGCGATGATGGGCACGTTGGTGGCAGAGTACGGATCTTCGGCGAGATTGATGGGGGCCGTGCCGAATACGACCTGAATCGCGGAGTCGCCCTTAATGGGGGCGGTCAGGCTCGTGGCCTGTTCGAGAACGGTAATGCCATGCTGATATGCCATAGGGATTCACTCCTTTCTGAGGTTAGTTGCCCTGCTTCTTGTCCAGCTTGGCTGCATAAGCCAAAGCCTTGCGGTAGAAAACGGCAGCAGGGCCTTTGCCGTTCGTGATCTCCTGCATTGCCTTGGATGCATTCGCAATGGGAACGCACAGGCTCAGGAGTGCGGGTTCCTCCTGCGCCGCTTCGGTGATCGTCGCAGGGAGGGCAGTGCCGTCAAAGACGGTGCTTGTGGTGGCCACGCCGATAATGGTCGGGCCGAGGTAGATCGTTTTCTTCATGCGAACTTGTTTGCCTTTCTGCGGGGAGCGTGGGCTTCCCACGTCATGCCGACCGCACCGAAGAAGTACGGCCAGCTCTGTTCATCCTGAAGTGCCCATGCAAAGCCGTCCCCGTCGTCATTAAAAACGAAGGGACCGAGGGTGTTGGATTCCTCGTAGTGCTGCTGCATCGTTTCCATGATTGCGAGGACGCTTGCGTGGCCCTGATTGGTTAAATCGTCATCGTAGATGCCGATGCGGAAAACAACAGCAATTTTGTGTGCGGTCATCTGATCCTTGACCCCGCCGCTGTCAAGAGCAACGATAATGTAAGGAAACGGGTCCTCATCTTCCTCGCTCTTGCGTTGGGGCAAATTCTGACGGAACACATGGACAGGTTCCATCTTCCCATCTGGGGTCTTGTATCGTCTGTCCTTAAACAGTTCAGTCAGGTCTTGCTGGAGCCTGACCTGAAGATCTCTTGCGGTCATCTGGTCACCCTCTTGATCTCTTTGAGAATGTTGTCCATGAGTGTGTCATAGATTTCCGGCTCAATAACGCCGTATACCCGGTCTTTGCTGCCGATCATCGTGGGGATGGAGTTCGACAGCAACTTCTTGATCGGGTAGCGGGTCTTGTGGTATCGCTGGGCGACTGAAACGTGACCGTTGCGGAACTTCACCAGAAATGCCTTGTTGTTGGATTTCATCAGCCCTTTCAGGCTGCTGGAAAGCAGGACCTTGGCTTTCAGAACGTCAGGCTTGTCTTGGCCGGTACGATATGTGGCGGGTGATACTTTGAAATCCTTTAGTTCCAGCTGTTCCCCGGTGACATTGATCGTGGCGGTAAAGTTCTTCATCTCGGTAAATTCCGCCTCGGCGCAGGCGTTCTTGTCCGTTCTTCTCCTCTGTGCTATACTCAAAATCAAAAGGAGGCTACTCAGACAATGTCACTGGCTATCGTTTTGTCCAATCCGTATGGAATTGTAATGTCCGCAGATCGAAGATTAACGACCACAATTTCCGATGAACAAACAAATTCAACAGAATCTTTTGTTCTCACTGATCATGAGCAAAAAATCTTCCTCACAAAATCCGGCCACGGAATCACCTATACCGGCGCATCCGGACTGGAAAATCAGACCCGTACGTCCTGTACCATCAAACGATGTCTTTCGCAGTTGAATGAATCTCTTTCCATCGAAGATGAACTCCGGCTGCTCAAGCAGGAGCTTCTGGCTATTGCCGGAAAACGGAATGTTGTTCTGATCGGTGCTGCTATAAGTAACGGCAATCGCATCGTCTTATCCACTTCATTGGTGTCTGAAGCCATTACGGAATTAACCAATGAAAATGGAAACTGTCTCGCATTTTCCGGTGAATCAGAGATACTGATAAAGCTGACCGACATGTTTCCGGTGGAGCGCAATGCCTTTCCGCTTCAGGAATCCATCAATTATCTGCGATTCCTGACCCGTTCCGTTGCCGGGGTTCAGCACTATGCCCAGATCAATCAAACCGTCAGTGAAGAATGCGATATCCTTGTTATTCAGGATATCGGGGCACAGTGGATCACATCACCCGAAACTCTTTTCTGACAAACCTGCCGTCATTGCACAATCCTTGATTCCATCATCCTCAATCGGACGCTTTCCAATAAAGCCATCCCGAATCTGCCGCTCCTGTACCGCTAATACAAGGGCGGCAATTTCTTTGGGGTTACCTGTAATCTTTACCGTCACGTTATTTTCTCCTTTCATCTCTCTGTCCCCGGCTCCCCGCCGGGGCTTTTTCATGCGCTCTTCTTTGGGTCGGTGGGGTCAAGCCGCTGGCCCGTTAGAATCTTTTTGAGATACCAATGAAGCAAAAAATATCTCGTTCACTTCTTCGGCAGTCAAGCCGTAATGCTCCTGAATGGCTGCAATCTCATTCTGTCGAAACTGTGCTCCACGGTATTCATTAATTTTAGCATTCAGCCGTGAGAGGCTCATTTCGAGGAAATCCGCCAGATTTTGTTGCGATTCCCCATGCAACTGCATAACAGCATTGAGTTTTCTCTTATTCACCCTTTTTCACCTCCGTTCATCCATCCCCTTAAATATTGTTCTATATTTAAGTATCTTTTTAGGATACTTAAATATTAGCATGTTGTATGAATCTTGTCAAGATATTTTTTCTTGCTTTTTAGATTATCTGTGTTATTATTAAGATACAACGTATGAAAGGGTGATGTCCTATGACCACCGGCGAACGGATACGCCAGCTTCGCATTGAGCATCAGATGACGCAGGAAGAACTCGGTGCCAAAGTTGGTGTGCAAAAAGCGGCCATCTATAAATATGAAAATGGCCTTGTTGTCAACCTGAAACGTTCTATTCTTGAAAAACTTGCATTGGTACTAGATACCACTCCCACTTATCTAATGGGAATGGAAGATGCCGAACCGACACAGGCCTCCCTCACCAAGGCCCAGACCTCTTTGCTCTCGGTTTTCGATAAACTGAATGAAGAAGGTCAGTCTAAGGTCATTGAGTATGCAGAGGACTTGCATCGTACAGGATACTATAAAAACCTGCTGCGGATGGATTGGTTACGAAAGAAGCGTAAGTAAGGGAGGAATTATGGTGGCCGATCCAAAATCACATAAATATCGCTTTTTATTTCTTATCACGATTCTAATGATTGTTTTTCTTCTTGTTGGCTTGTACTTCGGTATCCGTATTGGTGCCGGATATTATGATTTCTATCGTCCTGATTCTCCATATTATCAAAATGCCGTTTCTCAGATGTCCCATGATAGCTATAATAATGGTTGGGACGATGGATTCGATGATGGCTATGCTCAGAATCAGGAAGCATCATATAACAAAGGCTATAAGGCGGGATACGAAGCTTGCCAGGTGGAAAACGAAAGTATTCGCAATGAATATGATGCTGGCTATTCGGTAGGTTATGATGAAGGCTGGGATCATGGTTATGACGCTGGTTACCCAGACGGCGCAGCAGACAATTATCAAGAAGCCTATGACGAAGGCTATGAACATGGCTATGATGACTGTTTTGACGCTGTAAACTAAGTTTTCATTGCAGAAAGGATATACCCATTATGATTCACCGTACAACTTGCAATAATTGTGGTTCACTTTTGGAGTATGATAGCACATCTACTCATGAAGGACTTCGGGATCTTGAAGATATTTTATGCCCGGTTTGCGGGAAAAAAGTTGCTACCGTTTTTACAAATCTTATTCCTATCGCAACGTTAGTTAAGGCGGAGGACATTAAATGAAAAGGACACTTATTTCCCTTGCACTAATTGTTCTGCTAATGGTTTCCATCCCTGTTTCCGCATTTGCATCTGCTGAATTTAATCGCAGCATTTTTAATGAGAGAGATGATCTCAGCCTTACTGCAGATGATATGACTGGAATAACCTATGTTCGTTCCTCAGGATGGGCAGATGGTAAAACTATTATCACATCCTCCGCAAGTGCTGTTATCTTAGTCAGCCCCTTTATCAGTCTAACAGATCCCGCCGATTTTTACGTTTTGGAATTTGATTATCATGGATACCATTGGGCAGACCTCAACTCGATTCTCATTAAAATCGGTGATAACCGCTACATATTCTCTAACTGTAATCATTCCTATTCGCTCGGAAGCGATGGGACCGTCTTCGAAAACATCAGTTTTGATTTGACAAATCAAATGCTTTCTTTCATGGATGATTTGATTCAGCATCAAAATGATGAGATTAAAATAAGGCTCCAGGGAACAACGCAAAGCTTCGACTTTACTCTCACTGATGAAATGAAAAACGAAATTCTCACTTTGTACGATGTTTATGTCAATGGTGGCGGTATACGCAAATCCAACCTTGACGGCATAAGCCTTGCTGAAAAAACAGTTGTTACCAAAAACGGCTATCCGCTCAAATGAACTGTTTCCATTTTGGAATCAGTCCCACAAACAAAAATAACCCCGCCAGTGCGGCAAACACCAGCGGGGCAAAACAATCCCCCCGCCGGGCTGGCCGGTGGGGTATTATGAATAAAGTTTGAATATCAGATACTTGTCAATAGGTTTTTTAAGCTTTTTTTGTGATGTTCGCAACAGTTCACATTTTTTGTGTATACTTTGAGCTCCGAAAATCGTATAATGAACTTGCAAGAACATAAAGTTCCTGCCATGACAATGAAAAGACTGCTGTGTCTTTGCTTGTCCGCTGAAAGAGGGTAGCCCCTCCCTGCGTTGAAAAAATGGGGAATTAAAAAAGCGGTGAGCTCTTACCGTGAGTAGAGAATTAAAAAAGCGGAGAACCTCTGCCGTATAGTGAGGAATGAAAAAGGGTGCGGGGCAGTTCACTGTTCCGCACCTTCTTGGGTTAAGGAGCTGAATTATGGGGAAGTTTCAATTTTACCACATCAACGAACACTATATCAGCTATTTACATAATGTCGATAACCGTGTCCAGTACAACAAAGGCCAACGCCGTCCTTACATCGGGATCGTTCTTTCCCTCAACGGTGTTGATTATTATGTCCCGCTGGAATCCCCAAAGCCAAATCACGCAAACATTAAGGGCGGCGGCCCTGTTATGAAGCTTGATGAAGGTCGGCTCGGCGTGATGGGTTTCAATAACATGATTCCTGTGTTGGAATCCTGTCTGATCCGCTTCGATATTCAAGAAGTCAAGGATACCAAGTATAAAATGCTTTTGCTAAATCAGCTGGAATATTGCAACAAAAATCGTGATCTTATTCTCCAGCGCGCAGAAACAACTTACCGCAAAGCTCTTAGCCGTAAGATTCCTTTGTATCAGAAAGTATGCTGTAATTTTGAAAAGTTGGAGCGTAAAAGCAAAAAATACGATCCCAACTATGTTCCGTCCAAAAAGAAGATTCACGCAACTATACCTTCTAAATAAAATCTTTTCAGGGAGTGCCTACTTTGGGCGCTCCCTGTTTTGTAAATAAAGTGAAAGCATAAAAAATAACCCCACCAGTGCGGCAACACCAGCGGGGTCCCTCATAAGAAAACATTCCACCGTCTTCCTTTGTGAGGAGGTGCGGCCGGGGACTTCACGACCCGGTCTGCACTTTTATTGTAGCATGATCCCCCTCAGAACACAATCCGACAAAAAAGAATCCCCGGCAACTCTGTACGATAGAGCCGCCGGGGCCAGATGGGGAATCTGTCTGTCGGAGAATAATCATAGGATAAGAAAACACGCCTGCTGAGCAATTTCATTGTACCATAAATCAGGGGTGTTTGCTATCCCCCGAAACGCCTATATTTTCAAGGTTGTTCAATATATAATGCTATGCAAAACCTCGAAAATACGGGGCAATTAGTAACAAATAAGTAACACAAAAATTAGCCTATCAGGGCGTTTACTGCTGCCTGAACTGCGCTGTAATCATAGCCCGCCGCAATCAGCTTTTTCTTGCGTTCCTCACCGTTACCCCACTTCCCGGCAATCACTTCACGGGCGATTTCCTGAACGGATTTCTGCGCCGTGACCGCTGTTCCCTGTTCCGTGGTAATGAAGGTATCAAACCCGGCTGCTTTCAGCTTTGCCGCCATAGCAACCGCATTTTCCTTCTTACTGTATGCACCAACCTGAATTTTGTAATAGCCGCCCGCCTGAACCATGTAGGTATCAAAGCCCGCCGCCTTTACCTTTGCAAGCTGTGCATCAGCATTTGCTTTCTTTGTATATGCCCCGGTCTGCACACGGTACAGAGTGCCGGAAGGATTGGAAGCAGTACCGCCGCCCAACTTTGCCGTTACCTTTGCGGCAAGATCACCCAAACGGTTATACAGCCAATCGCCCGGACAACTCTTGTTTGCAAACCATCTATGCACGGTGATAATCATTTCATCCGCTGCCGGGTTGTATGCAAGGGTTTTTTCCTTATCGGCAAACCAAAGCAGTTTAGTTTTCCCGTAACGCTTGCAAATATCGGTGCAAAGGTCAATCAGGCTTGCATATACCGCATCCGTCATTGCATACGGTTCAGTTTTATCAGAAGCGCATTCAATCGTGATTGCCCGCTGATCGTTGACATTGCTGGAAGAACACCAAGAACGGTTGTTCTCGTCAACACAAAGGGCAATGCGCCCATCCTTACCAATGCCATAATTGCAGCTTGCACCCCTTCCTGCCGGGAAGCAGTCACAAATAGTTTCACAAGAAAGCTGACCTACAACGCAATGGGGCGTGATACGGTCAACGCTGTGTGTACGCTGCCCGCTGTGGTTCGGGCTAAGTTTTGTGTACGAAATCAAACTTGAATTACTCATTTTCTTTATCCTCGCTTTCTGCCTTTTTCTTCAAAACTTCAACTGCCTTGACGATAACGGACGGGATAGGCACACCCATAAGCCCCGCATTTTCAATAATGCTGATTGTTTCATTCGCAATGAAAGCGATAACCACCGCATCACGAATGAAATTTGAACCCATTACCAAATCAAGGCGGCAACCAACAAGCACAATCAGAAGGGTAACGCCCTTTCTGCAAAGCCCCTTCCATCCGGCAAGGCTTTCAAGGCTGCCGTTCTCTGTCTTGTTGGAATTATGAAACACCCCGGCAACGATAAGCCCGGTGAAGTAGTCAATACCCATGAAAATCACAAGGGTAATCAAGGCGGCATCCCACCCGCCGAAAAGGGAAGCAATGAAGCCGCCCACAACGCCAATACCAGCGCAAAAACCTTCTTTCATTTTTGGATTCTTCCTTTCTGTGTGGACTGAACAAGAAAACCGCTATACAGGGCTTCATATACGCCCCATATAGCGGTTTTTACCTTGTCCGTGATAGTTTTCCTTACCCTCGACTTATTCAGCCAGTTCAGGGCAATCAAGGTCAATCAGAACTTCCTTCACTTTGTCCTGAATTTTGACAGGAACATCAGCGAAAGTTTTCTTACCCTTGATAATCAGGGTTGCATAAATAACAGCCATTTCTTCAATCTCCTTGTATTATAGAGTAGTAGTTATTAGAGCCCCTCTCCAAGGGCTGTGCTACACTGTAAGGGATGCTGTGGATTGGTT